GACTAATTTAGGTACTAATTACCTCTACATAAGAGATCCATTCCATCAACTTAGAGGTTCAAGTGGTCCTACAGGTCCTACAGGACCTCAAGGTGCTCAAGGTAACACTGGTCCTCAAGGTGCTCAAGGTCCTCAAGGTTCTACTGGATCAAAAGGACAAAAAGGTCAGACAGGAAATACAGGTTCAACAGGTCCTCAAGGTCCTCAAGGTGGTCAAGGTCCTCAAGGTTCTACTGGAGCAAAAGGACAGAAGGGTCAAACAGGAAATACAGGTTCAACAGGTCCTCAAGGTCCTCAAGGTAGTCAAGGTCCTCAAGGTGGTCAGGGTGCTAAAGGACAGAAGGGTCAAACAGGTTCTCAAGGACCAACAGGTCCTCAAGGTTCAACAGGTCCTCAAGGTCCTCAAGGTCCGAGTGGTGGTTCAGGACCACCAGGCCCAACTGGTTCCAGTACTGCTAATGCAAACTTCCGAGTCTGGAATAGCAGTGCCAATAGTGTTGCAGTCTCATCAGGAACACAAAAATACTGGTGCTTTATGATAGGTGGTGGTGGTGCATCTGGTGGTTCTGGTCCAGGTGGAAGAAGATGGGGTGCCAGAAGTGGTGGAGCTGGAGCTGGTGGATTAGGAATTAGATTTTATAACTCATCAGAGATGGGTAATCACTTTAACGTACAAGTTGGTAGTGGTGGCGGTGGTGGAAGCCGATATCACGGTCCTGGTGGTGGACAGTCATACGTCGATCCACATGGAAACGGACAGACTGCCTATGGAAATGGTGGAGGTGGATCTCCTTACTCTACTGGTTCAGGTGGTCCTGGTGCTGGAGGAGGAGGTTCTACGAACTGTCAACTAACCAATAGTGGAAACTCTGGTAATACTAGTAATAACAATACCACTGGTACAGGTGGAATTCAATACTTTATGCAGCAGTATGGAAGAGGTGCAGGTGGTCGTGCTGGTAAAAACCAACCTGGTAATGCTGGAACGGCTGGTATTGTTTTTATTTTAGAATTGTAGTATAATAAAATTATGGCACAGTATCATATCATAAACACATCTTCTAATGAAGTTATAGATTCCGTAATCTGGGATGGCGATACGAATGTATGGCAACCTCCTACGGGACATTTTACAGTGCTCGACACTAACGATGGTGGAGGAGTTGGAATGGTTTACAATTCTGGAGGTGTAGGAGTAGGAACAACTGTAGGTGATACTACATACAAATGGAGACCTTCGCCAAATAATCCTAATTTATAACATAATGCATGATCTTATACAAATAATTGAAATTTTATCATCCGAAGAAGTAAAAAAGTTAAACGAATACATTGACACGCTAACATTCCAACCTAATACTGTTTTTGGTGAAGGAGAAAAAGCAACTGCAAGAACAGAAGTACGAAGCAGTACTGGATGTATTCTTAGTGAAGATGAAATTTTTACAAAAAATCTTCATTTAAAAATGAACGCTGCATTGGAAGAATATAAAGATAGAGTATCTAAAATAAATGTTACTTTTGAACATTTTCCTGTGCCTGGCGGATATGATACAAATTCTTGGAGAGAGGCAATTCAAATTTTAGATTACCGAGAAGGTCAAAAATATAACATGCATCATGATACTGCCGATCTTCGCAGACAAGAATATTATCGAACTATTTCAATAATACTATATCTCACTAATGATTTTGAGGGAGGTAATACAGTTTTTACTCATAAAAAATATAAACCCTTGCCTGGTCAAGCATTAATATTTCCATCAAATTGGTGTTATCCTCACGCAGGAGAACCTGTGACATCTGGTAAGAAAAGAGTTGCTGTCACTTGGTATTATGTTGAAGCGAGAACGCAAGATGAATATATTTGATATTAGACAAGATCCTGAAGTAAAAGTGGAGTACATTGAAGATTCTCCTATCTTTACAATTGATAATTTTTACAAATATCCAGACAAAGTTTACGAATACATATTTGAAGAACCTCTAAACGAAGGTATAGTTGGTTTATGGAAGATAAATCAAAAACCATCCTTTAATGGCATCTATTTTGATGATAGGAGACTCAGTGAATTTGATGAGAGATTATTTCACATTTATTTTTTTCTTTCTAATTTAATTGAAGATAATAATTATACGTTTAGACCAGAAATTTCCACTAATGCAACTTTATTTAAAGATGATAAAGACAGTTTAAAATTTAATAATTATATTGATAATTATTGGTGGCCACACATAGACTATGGATATAATGGTATTGTTTACTTTCATGATGAGTGGGGTACAAATTTATATTCATCAGAATTACTTGATGATTATAATGAAAAAGAAAACAAAGGTATAAATGAACATTATGAACCTTGGAGACCGAAGAATAAATATAAACTATTAAAAACACTTGAACCTGCATATAATAGATTAGTTTTTTTTGATGGAGCTAAATTCCCTCATGGAATGAATGTTACTAACGATAGATACTTTGGTTATGAATATAGAAATAATCAAGTATTTTTCATGGACCCACCAGATGAAAAAATAGAATATTTTTGTATCTAGAACTAAATAATTTCATGGCAGTTAATTTTCCTAATAATCCATCACTTAATCAGTCCTTCACAGTTGGCACAATCACTTGGAGGTGGAATGGATACGCATGGAATCGTATTCCTGATCCTGGTGCAAAAGGAGAGATTGGAGCAAAAGGAGAAAAGGGTTCGGTAGGTTTAACAGGTGCTACTGGAGATAAGGGTCAAAAGGGTGATGTTCTCCAAAAAGGTAATAAAGGAGATCAGGGTGATCAGGGAATAAAAGGTCAGAAAGGAGATCAAGGTGCTCAAGGTCCTCAAGGTGCACAAGGTCCTCAAGGTGGTCAAGGAACTAAAGGTCAGAAAGGAGATCAAGGTCAGAAAGGTGATCAAGGTCAAAAAGGAGATCAAGGTGCACAAGGACCTCAAGGAGAAAAAGGTGCAACTGGAGCACAAGGTCCTCAAGGTGCTACAGGTCCTCAAGGTGTAAAGGGTCAAAAAGGTCAAGATGGAAATGATGGCACTGGTATCAAAGGAGATAAAGGAGACAAAGGTAATACAGGTGCTCAAGGTGCTCAAGGCACTCAAGGTGCTCAAGGACCAGCAGGTCCAGCAGGTCCTCAAGGAACTCAAGGACAAAAAGGTAATACAGGTGCTCAAGGTCCTCAAGGACCAACTGGTCCTCAAGGAACTCAAGGTCCAGATGGAGGTACAGGTACACCTGGTCCAGCAGGTTCGCCTGGTCCTCAAGGTACTCAAGGAACTCAAGGTCCTACAGGTCCTCAAGGTGTACCAGGTCCGCCTGGACCAGCAGGATCAAATGCAGCATTTCCTAGTGGTGTTATTGTAGCATGGTCAGGTAATGCAAATAATATACCGACAGGTTGGGTATTATGTAATGGAAATAATAGCACTCCAAATTTAGTAAACAGATTCATTATTGGTGCTAATAACAGCACTGCGGATACCACATATCCAGGTCTATCACCCAATGCCACAGGTGGTAGTGCAAATGCGACTCTTGTAAGTCACAGTCACACTATTAATAATCACACTCACTCATTTAGTGCATCCACCACTGGAGGTAATCATAATCACCAGTATATTGACCAATATGTTGTTATTAATAATGGTTATAGACCGTGGCCAGCAAGTAATAATGACTGTGCTCAAAGAAATATTAATACTAGTGGTTCAGGTAGTCACTCTCACTCAATAAGTGGTACAACTGGCAATCCAAGTAATACAGGAACAAACTCTCAGGGTTCATCAGCGACCAACGCAAATTTACCGCCATATTATGCCCTTTGTTGGATTATGAAATCATAATGAAAGAAATATATGAAAAATTAAAAATTGCTGAATTTATGTATCCACATGCAGAATCTCTCAACCCTATACTTCATGATGCCATATCACAGAAAAATTCTGATCCACTTAAACCACTTGCGATTCATGCTAAAATGACTGGTTGGAAAACAAATGACGAATTATTTGACATAGTAAAAGATTTTGCAAATTATAATTTAAAACTAAATTTTGATGCAGATGATGTTATATGTTCTGAGTGTTGGGGTGTTTTATATTCTGATGGAGATTTTATTGAGCATCATAATCACGAACCATCAGTTTATTCATTTGTTTACTTTGTAAATGTTCCTGAAAATTCTTCACCATTAATCTTTGATACATCTGGTCACGTAGTAAAACCAGAGGAAGGAAAAATGGTTATTTTTGATTCTAAGTTAAATCATCATGTACCTAAAAATTATTGTGATGGTAGAAGTGTTGTATCAGGAAATTTTGTATATACTGGAGATAGTGGGGTCTATGGTCTTAATTGACGAATTTTATACATATGCTATAATAAGAAAAAAAATTATTCTCATATGGAAGATTTTGTATACGAAGTTGTTGTAGACATCTGTGCTAGAACTTTCAAACTTAAAAGTAGTGATGGAGATAATAAGATAATAGCGTGTGAGGATTCTGCAGAGTTTATGAGAGTTTTAGAAGTTTGTGATCAAATGCTTGAACCATATATGATTAAATATGCTGATTTAGCGTTAACCTCAGATAAATAATTCTTTGGTATGAAATTTAAAATTACAACAAACTTCTGTTGGTTTCGTGGTGGGAGCATGATAGTTAAAATGTATTATATCAATGGTATGCCTTTCACTTTTGATGAATTACCAGATGGACATTTAAGAGATCATGAATTAATTAAAGAAGCAGACAAGTATAGAACTTATGACGATGCAGACATGTATCAATATTATTCGTATCTTGTTGAGGAAGAATTACATCCTTGTTTGTTTATGATTGACTTGGAAAACCCAGAAGAATTGCCAGATGATATATCTATTCATATAGATACGGATGATTTATGAGCTAAATAGACCTAGTATTGTATGGTCTATTAGATCCACATTTATAGTAGTTAAAAAAGATGCCTCTTAATAAGTTAGAGAATTTTATAAAGAATACAGAGGGTCGTATCCTTTATGTAAATCCAAATGATCTTGATTCGACTGATGCTATTGATAATCAAGGTAATTCATTAACAAAACCCTTCAAAACTATTCAGAGAGCACTGATAGAGTCTGCTAGATTTTCTTATGTTGCTGGAAATGACAACGACCTAGTAGAGAGAACAACAATATTACTTTTTCCTGGTAATCATACTGTAGATAATAGACCTGGTTTTGCAATAAGAGATGATAGTGGGGTGGCTAAGGCGATTAGTCCAAGTGGAGCTGCAACTGGAGCACTGAATACATTTACTCTTACATTAAATTCTAATTTTGATTTAACTCAAGAAGATAATATACTTTATAAGTTTAATAGTGTCAATGGTGGTGTAATTGTACCAAGAGGTACTTCCATCGTTGGTTTAGACCTTAGAAAAACAAAGATAAAACCTTTATATGTACCTAATCCTACAGATGTAAATGTTAAGCAAAGTGCTATATTTCGTATTACAGGTGCATGTTATTTTTGGCAATTTACTTTCTTTGATGGTGATGATACAGGACTTGTTTATACTGACCCAGTAGATTTTAGTTCTAATAATGAATCAAAACCAACCTTTTCTCATCATAAATTAACTTGTTTTGAGTATGCTGATGGTGTAACAAGGCTAGAACAATTTAGTGATCTAACAGATTTAGATATCTACTATAGTAAATTATCTAATGCTTACAATGAAGCTGCAGCTAGAAGATCAATTACACAAAAATATCCATCAGCACCAAAAGGATTTGCACCACAAAGACCTGAATTTGAAATTGTTGGTGCATTTGCGACTGACCCGTTAAATATCTCTAATATAGAGTCTGGTGATGGAGCAACACCAGGTCAGGTTGTCACAGTTACTACTAATATTGAACACAATCTTACAGGTGGAACACCAATTAAAATTCGTGGTATTAATGTTGCAGATTATAATATATCAACCAAGGTATCAAATGTTATTGATTCGACTAGATTTCAATACTCTTTACCATTTGTTAGGGCAAACTTACCAGCGGGTTCTGCTGGAGGACTAAGTTCTTCACAAGGACAAGTATTAGTTGAAACTGATACTGTGACAGGTGCGTCACCATATATTTTTAATATTTCTCTCCGTTCTGTATTTGGTATGCAGGGTATGCATGCTGACGGTAAGAAAGCAGATGGTTTCAGATCTATGGTGGTAGCACAGTTTACCGCTGTTTCATTACAAAAAGATGATAGAGCATTTGTTAAGTATGATAGTACAAATAGAACTTACAGTGGAATTGTATTCTCTAAACAGACAGGAACTCTTTTATCATCTGAATCATCATCTACAAATCCAGAAACAGTATTTCATTTAGATCAAGAAGCAAATTACCGCAAAGGGTGGAGAACAAGTCATATTAAAGTATCTAATGATGCTGTTGTTCAAATAGTTTCTGTATTTGCGATAGGTTTCCATAGTCATTTTAATATGATTAATGGTGCAGACGCATCAATTACTAACTCAAACTCAAACTTCGGTACATTCTCTCTTGCTGCCGAAGGATTCAAGAAAGAAGCATTTACTAAAGATGATAAAGGATTCATAACCTCAATTATTACACCTCGTTCAGTTGTTACATCTACTCAAGAAATAGAATATTTACAACTTATAAAAGATAGTGCTTCAAGCACAACAAAATTGTATCTATTTGGTCAAGAATCAGAAACAGTCCCACCATCACATATAGCACAAGGATTTAGAATTGGTGCTAAAGTCGGTGAAAAAATTTACGTTGACAAAGGTGGCACTACATATGAAGCTACAATTGTTATGTCAAACGGTAGTGCTGGTACCACCGATACGTCTGAAAAAAATTATGAAGCAGTGCACTCTGACGCAACTGCATCAGTCAAATCTGTATTTACTATTGGTGAGGGACACTCATTACAGAACGGAGAATCAATTAGAATTATAGCTGACGATGGTGATTTACCAGAAAATATCGACCCACATACAGTATATTTTGCGATTACTGGTACAGGAGTAGGTGGAAATGACAATGAACTTTCAAATCTTCAAATTAGAATCGCATCGTCTAAAACTAATGCTGATTTAGCAGATCCAATTTTTATAAACTCAGTTGCCGATTCAAGTCAAAAGTTTAGAATAATAAGTCGAGTATCAGACAAAAAACCTAATGATGCTGGACATCCAATTCAATATGATGGTACTAGAAACAGATGGTTTATTCATACTTTAGCAAGTGGTAATACTCTTCATGCTAAAATAAATGATAACACAATTGGAACTGATGACATATCATATATTAATAGAAAAAATGATGATAGAAGTTTAGATGAAAAAATTTATAAGTTAAGATATGTCGTTCCTAAAGAATTGACTAATGGAAGAGATCCTGTAGATGGATTTGTACTACAAGATTCAAGTTTTACTACAGTATTAAACAACTCTGACTTTACAAAAACATCCATAACTGCTGGCGATTATGCTTTTGATCGTAATACAAGGTTCATTTCTCAAGCAAAATTCGATAGCACACTCAATTTAGTTACAATTAGATCTGATAAACTTCACAATGTTAATGTTGGAGATCAGATTGTAATTAAAAATGTTTTAAGTTCAACTAATTCAAGTGGATTAGATGACAAAGGATATAATGGAACTTTTACTGTTCATAGTGTTATTAATGACAAAGAGTTCAGATATTCAAATACAGATGTAGAAGGTTTAACTCATACAGTTGGAACATTTACTAATAATACTCAGACACGTACAGCATTACTACCTCGATTTAGTAGAAATAATAATAATGATAACTTCTTTGTTTATCGAACTGAAGTAGTAACTCCTTATATTGATGGAGTTCAAGATGGTATTTACCACTTATTTGTTTTAAATGGTGGTAATTCGATGACTGAATCTTCTGGTCAATTCACTGATGAAAAATATAATCAAAATATTGTTAATCTATATCCTGAATATGATCGTGATAATATTAACGCAAACCCACCAGAAGCAACTTCATTTGCAAAAAGATTTCCTCTTGGTGATGTTGTAACAAATGATTTAAAGAAGAGTATTACAAGAGAAACTACTAATAAGTTTTTAAAATCTTTTGATGCAACTATCGGTATATCGTCTGCAATCAATAATAATAACAACTCTGTTATAAATTTAGAGGAAGAGCATGGACTTCAATCTTTAAAATTCCATAGTACACTTACAGGTGGTAATGGACATACAGATGGTACATATTACAACGTAAAATTATTTGACAATAATAATCCTCCTGCGACTGCTGGTTGGAGAGGAGCAACTGCAGATGTGACTGTTTCGAGTGGAGCAGTTACCTCTGTAAAAATTGTTGAAGGTGGTTCTGCTTATGTTAATGGTGATGAACTATTCTTTGATACTTCTTCTGTCGCTGATGGTGGTATTGCAGGATCTTCTCCAAGTGCAAAAATTGCTATCGCTACTGCTGGTATATCAACAGCTTTAGGTAATTATATACAAGTTACTGGTATATCAACTGGTACTGATTCTTATCATCGTATTATCGCTGTAAATAGTAAATCTCAAATTACTGTTGCTAAATCAACTGCCGATACAATATTAGATGGTCAACAAATAATTGATTTAGGTCCTTGGTCGGCAGTCAGTAGCTCATCTTTCTCATCAACAGTCACAACATTTAATACGACTGCTGCTCATGGTTTAGTTGTAGGTAATAAATTTAGAGTATTGAATGCGAGTGATGTTAGTCTTGGTGATTTTATCGTTGCAAGTGTTCCATCCGTCACTCAGTTTACTGCAACAACTACCACAGCACTCACTAGTCCAAAGTACATATTGAAGCATGGTTTATCTGACAATGAAGCATTATCAAGTAAAGAGGGTGAAAATTTAGGAGTCAGAGGATTATCTATTTTTAATCATGAGACTTTAAAATTAAATGAAACAATATCTTCATCTGATTCTGCATTTAAAGTAACACTCCCAGACGGTTCTGTCAATGCAACTTCAATCGTAAGTCGTTTTCCTTTAGGTTCTTATATTGAAATTGATGGTGAGATAATGAGAATTTCATCATCCTCTCTTAGTGGTAGTGGTGACGAAATATCTGTCATTCGTGGTGCTTTAGGTACAATCAGTTCAGGTCATCCTGCAAACTCTAAAATTAAAAAAATAAAACCAATACCAATTGAACTTCGTAGACCATCAATACTCAGAGCATCAGGTCATACATTTGAATATGTTGGTTATGGTCCAGGTAACTACTCTACTGCATTACCTCAACTTCAAAATAGATCTTTATCAGAAAGAGAAGAGTTCCTCACACAGTCACAGGAAACATCTTGCGGTAACGTAGTTTACACAGGTATGAATGATAAGGGTGATTTCTACATTGGAAATACTAAGATAGCATCTGCAAGTGGTCAACAAACTACATTTGATATTCCTATCCCAACAGTTACAGGTGAAGATCCAAATAGATTAAGTATCGTTGCAGATGAAGTTATTGTAAAAGAGAGACTACTTGTAGAAGGTGGAACATCAAAACAGATATTATCTCAGTTTGACGGTCCTGTTACATTTAACGAAAATATTAGATTAGCTAATCCAAGTAAGAGACTAGATGTCACAGGTGAAATCAAAGTTGCTTCAACTGGTAACATAAGAGTTCATAATGAAACAAATTCCACAAGTGTGACCACAGGTTCTATAGTCACTTTAGGTGGTGTTGGTATTGGTAAGAGTGTTCATATTGGTGGTGATATTGTAGGAAACGATACTGGTTTCTCTGGAGTTCCCGACATAGTTGGTTTTGGATCGATCACAGCAACCAGTTTCTTTGGTGATGGTGCAAACTTAACCAATACTGGTGCTACGATGAGTGATGAATTATCAACACCAGCAGCGTCAGGTACACATCGTGTTGTTCTTACTAGCATAGTAAATGGCACAATGATTACAGGTCATACTGATAGTCAATTAAAATTTAATCTTGGAACTAATACACTATCTTCACCTGAATTTTCTGGTAATTTTAATGGAAATGCAACTACATCAACAACAGCAACAAACGTAGTTGGAGGTGCTAATAGAGTTATATTTAATAGTAGTAATAATACTACAACCTCATCAAGCAATTTCACTTATGATGCTACTCAATTGAGAGTTCAAGGTAATATAAGATCAAATAATATAACACTTGGATTAACTGATGGTACTACCATTAACACTACCACTGGTGATTTGAAATTAAATTCTTCAAACAATAAAGTTGATATTACAAATAATTGTGATATTGGTGGAAGAGTTGTTATAGACGGTTCTGATCCAGTAGCAATTAACAATGTAACTAAAGATAATGCTGCTGTTGTAATACAAAATGGAAGTTTAGGTGTCGAAGGTAAAATTGTTGCTGGTAATGACATAATTGCATTTAATTCATCTGACTTAAGTTTAAAAGAAAACTTGGCAGTGATTACAAATGCAGTTCAAAAAGTAGGTTTGATTACAGGTTATACTTACGATTGGAAAGACTCTGTATTTGACGATGCTATTAGAGTTGGTATTTCAAGTGATCCTACAAAAAATACTGATACAGATATATACATGGATGATTGCTGTGAAGATGGACACAGTGATGATACTGGAGTTATCGCTCAAGATGTTGAAAAACTTGGTTTACCAGGTGTAACAGTCACTAGACCTGATGGTATCAAAGCTGTTCGTTATGAAAGATTAATTCCAGTATTGATTGAAGCAATAAAGGAATTATCTGCGAGAGTTTCTGCACTAGAGTCCTCATAAATAACTAAAAATATAACTGATGGCAAATATCAAGAAGAATTTTAATTTTCGTAACGGGGTACAGGTTGATGATGACAATCTGTTAGTTACCTCTACTGGTCTGGTAGGTATTGGAACCACAGTGCCAGCGGAAGCTCTTGATGTTCGTGGTAACGCTGTTATTAGTGGTTTTACAAGTATTACAACTGCAAATATAGGTATAGTAACAATATCAACATTAGATCCAACACAAATTATTGGTGCTGGAGTTAGTATTAAGAGTGGAATTGTTACAGCACAAGGAACAGGAATAGTTACATTTTTCGGTGATGCTAGATTTTTACAGGGTATGCCAACATCACAATGGGAGGATGTTGATGTAGGATTAGGATATACAAGTATTTTCAACACTGGAGGTAACGTTGGTATCGCAACCACCGACCCAAGAAGTAGTTTGCAAGTCGGTAATAATGTTGATGCTAGTCAAAAAGGTGTTGGAATAAGTTCTGTTGGAAATATAAATGCATCTGGTATCATAACTGCATCTTCTTTTGTTGGTAATTTAACTGGTAACATTACAAGTAACACAATAATATCTGGTAATGTTGATTTAAATGGAGATATAGATGTAGAAGGACATACAAACTTAGATAACGTAAGTGTTGCGGGTGTTTCAACATTTTCTAGTCCTGTTCGTGTAAATGATAAAGTTGATATAACTGGAATACTATCTACGAGTGCTGATGTAAATTTTGATTTACAAAATACTTTTGTATATACTGATGTATCTACTGATACATTTGAATTTGGTAATAAAGCTGGATATAATGGTAGAAGTATAGTGGTTGGATGGGGAACAGAGGGTGAATCAAGTGATTTTGAACAATGGTTTTTTGGTCATAGTTATATTAGGAATACTAACAAGTTTAATCCTAGTTCTGAATTAAGATTACTATCTGGTGGTTTAGAAACTGGTGGAGCAGTTAGGATTGGAATAGGAACTACTCAAGGCACTGCGAATACCTCTCTTATCAGAACATCTGCTTTATTCAATAATGGCACGGAATTATATCATAATAATCAGAAAAAATTAGAGACAGTAAATTCAGGAATAAATGTAGTTGGAACTACAACTTCAGGTCAACTTTCAGTCACAGGAATATCTACTTTTGGTGGTAATTTAGATATAAATGCAGATATAGACGTAGATGGACACACTAACTTAGATAATATTAATGTTGCTGGTGTTTCCACTTTTGCTGGAGATGTTAATACTACCTTCGTTGGAGCATCATCAACAGCGTTCGCATTAAAAATTGGTGTTGGAACAACTGAAGCTCCTGCAAATGACATTCAACTTAGAAAGTCTGGTAACGCAGAAATACAAATTACAAGTGAAACAGGTATCGCTGGTTTAAGTTTCGGAAGAGAAACTGCATTACAAAAAATAAATGCTGGTGAAATAAGATTTGGTGGTGGTCCAGGATTTAATTTTAGTTCAGCTAAATCATTAGATATCATCAATTACAGCACAGGTAACTTTAATTATCATTTAAGTGCTAATAATCCCGCAGCAGTAGAGGGAGATTTTATCTGGCATCGTGGTGCGAATAGTGCTAAATTAATGACACTTACAGGAATAGGTGGCTCACTCGGAATTGGAATTACAAATCCTTCGGATGAACTTCATGTGATTGGAGGAGCAACATTTACAGGTACAGTTACAGTTGGAAATAGCGTAAATGTTGATAATTTAGTTAGTGCCACCGCAGTCATAAGTACCCTAACAGGAAAAGTCACTGGTAATCTTGACGGAAATGTTAATGCATCTACGGGTATATCAACGTTTAACAATATATCTGTAGGAGGAATAGGTACTTTTGCAGATACTTTACAAACTGATTTAATAGCGATTGGTGGTGGTACAGCTACAAGTGTTCGAGCAAGTAACGATGTTGTTGAAATAAATCCTGTTCAGGTTGGAGGTAATCCCAGTCGAGTATTTGTACGATCAACTGGAGAGGTTGGATTTAAACAAACTACACCAGCAGAGATTAACGATGCAGGTCCATCACCAGCTATCGCTGATATATCTGCAGGTAATTGTATAGCAATTTTTAAAGTACTAAGTGTTGGTCAAGATAAAATGGGAAGTTCTGTTGACTTCTCTAATGCAGGTGTATCGACAGCGAGATTTATGTTACCACCTAAAGTAACAACATCAGGAAGAGGAAATTTACAAAATGTTGTAGCTGGTGCTTTAATATACAACACAAGCACTAATAAATTACAGGTCTTTAATGGATCTGCATGGCAAGATTGTAACTAATGACTATTAAAAGTTCTGCTTCACCACCACCACAATTATCATTTGGAGAAATTGAGACTGAATTTGGTCAAAATGGTAGTAGGTCTCTTGGTGATTATAGATTAACTCAGACTGTAGGAAATAATTCTACTTTACCAGCATTACCTTTAGATACTGGAATACCAACTTCAGGTCAAATAAAATTCAGTGATTTTTATGGTAAACAACTTAATATCGTGGTTGATTGTCACTCTGGACCTCAAGAAGATAGAATTATTGCTAAGAACGATAAATGGGGTAACAATGCGGTCACTGTTATTGGTGGATTTAGACCAAAAAAAGAAGATGGAAGTAGAATTTATATCAATGTAAATAAAAGATTTAACTCTGATAAAGAAAATATAAACAGATGTGCATTGAGAACAGGAACATGGGATTCAACATCCACAGTTTCAGTTGATATTGGTGGTAGTACTCAATTGTTTGGGTCTGGAGGTAATGGTGGTAGTGGTCAAAATGGAATTTCAGCTTCTCCACCAGCAGCAGAAAAAGCTGGTAAACCAGGTACCAGTTGTTTAGGAATTCAATCATCAAACATCACTGTAAACATTGCTTCTGGTGCGTTACTTCGATGTGGATTTGGTGGAGGAGGTGGCGGTGGCGGTGGCCGCCAAACTGATAAAGGTAAAGATAGAAGAGCCTCTGGAGGTGGAGGTGGAGGTGGTGCAGGATCTCCTCCTGGACTTGGTGGTCCTGGCGGTCCAGTACCTAGTGGTTCTGGTGATGGTTCAAATCCTTCTGATGCAGGTGGAAGTCCTGGAAGTGCTGGCACATTAACCACTGGTGGTACAGGTGGCAACGGTGGTGACAACCAAGATCAAGCTGGTGGTGCTAAAGGTGGATTCGGTGGTTTTCCAAATAATACTGATGCTCAAGCAGGTACAGGAGGTAATTCACCTGGTACTGCAGGTCCAAGAGGAGCAGCGATAAGAAGAAGTAGTGGTTTATCTGGAATACAAATAAATCCTGAACCTGGTTCAACTATAATTGGAGTTGACGACGCTATTGGTGTAGAGTAAGTTTACATTTTTAATTTTTTGTGCTATAATTAATATTATTTTCTGCATATGGCATCTGAATTTGAATTAATAAGAAGATATACTGGAGCTTTCTCTGCAGAAGAATGTGATGAATATATTAAGTACATAGAATTATTTGATAAAAATAGTGAATTGACACATGATAAGAGAACAAGTAATTATGTTGATCATAAATCTGTAAACTGTTGTTTTCACTATGATTTACCTGCATATAGTTATCTTTCAGAAGAGATAATTCCTAGATTTAAACCTTGCGTAGAAGAATATCTTGAAACATTCACTATTTTAAATGGACAACAATTTTTAGTTTATGATTTAAAAGTAAAAAAAATACCGATTGGTGGTGGATTTCATGCTTGGCATCATGAAAATGGTTCAGTTACATACTGTCAGAGACAATTTGTCATACAATTATATTTAAATGATGACTTTGAGGGTGGTGAAACAGAATTTTTATATCAAAATCGTAGAGAAAAACCTGTTAAGGGTGATGTATTAATTTTCCCTGCAGGATTTACACACACTCATCGAGGAAATCCTCCCATAGGTGGCGACAAATATTTAATTACATCATGGGGAGTCGTACAAAATCATGGGTAGACAAATATTTAACATCTTTCCAACCACAATTTACGTCAGCGAGATTCCAAATCATAAAAAATATAAAGATACTTTTTATAAGATATATCCTAAGTATGACTATGAGCAAGTTTCCTATCGAGATGGAGTTGAGTGGTTTAACACCACAAGTGAAAACACAGGCAATCCATTTATACATCTAGATGATGAACTTGAGGAATTATTTGAAAATATTATATCAGAAACTAGAATTTATATACACGATGTTCTAAAGTACAAAGATATATTCGATTTTATAATCACTAAAAGTTGGATATCTCGTTCTAAAGCAGCACATGAAACAATTAAATGGCACACTCATTCAACAAGTCACATATCATTTGCATATTACTTAAACACTCCACCTAATTCTCATGTTCTAAAATTTGCTAACGCAAGCAATTTGAATGGATTGTTTGATGGATTGAATACAAGTGATATAAAGGATGGTGTTCGAGAAAGTAATGAACTAAACGCTTCGAGTTTTTATTTAAATCCAGAGGAAGGTTCATTGATTTTATTTCCAAGTGCTATGGAACATTGCACTGCAAGTCATTCAAATGATTTTGAAGGTGAGAGATTGGCTATTGTTGGTGATATTACACTTGTATATAAAGAGGATAGTGATAATGATTATTCAATGGGTTTTGTTAACCCTAAGTATTGGAGGACATACAAATGAATGTTATCATAAAAATAGATGAGTATTTACCTGATACTCAACAAATAGTTATGAGAATATGTAGATTACATTCCTTAAAAAAAATAGATGATTATATGAAATATGCTGTTGATATTTTTGATCTAGATTTAACAGATACAGAGTCTTTTATTGATAGTTTAATTTTTAAAGTTAAACAAACAGTTCAAGACCAAGATGAAAATGAACCGATACTTGATGAAAATATACCAATTAAAGTTGGTGGTGAACTAGATATTCACAATCTAATTGGTAAAGTTATTGAGGGCAAAATATATGATAAACTTAAATTGCTTAAGATGAGAAGAGTTAAATTATGAATTTTAATCGTTATATAAAAAAATGTGACTCATGGGTTGCTTGTGCTTATGATGGTGAGGGGGGAACTTGTGCGTTTGAGTACCCACATGAACGAAAAGTTTTATATCATTATCTATATTATGGGTCAGCCAAAGTTGGAGAACCATTTTCAGATAACTATAGAATCTTAAAAGGTAATGGTGTTTTACTAAATGTAAAAGATTTATATAAGAAACATAATGTTTTTTGTTTTTTAGAAAAAACTTCAATGTGGGGTTTCAATACACTTATAGATGGGGAAGATTGGGATGGTAGATTATTAAATCAGAATTATTTGAAGGTAGAACAACAATCAGTTTTAGTATGTCTCGATGGCAATCCAATCGTAAATGAAATTAAACTTCGTAAATACGACTACGATGAATTGACAATTGGTAAAGACTATAATATTATGTTAAATAATGGTGTGCTAGCTTTGTTTACAAAAGTATCATGATAACTAAACAAGATATTAAAGATTTATATGAGTGGGCTAAAGTTACTAAGTTTCCACTATACAAATTACATAATCCTAAACCATACTCTAACAACTTGATTGATTATAGTTGGAACAAATTAGTAAACAGAAAAAATAGAACTTTAATTCGTAAAAAATTCATGAATGAAAAAATAATAAAGATTCATGAGAACCACGAGATTTTGTGGTCTGCGGTTGGTGTTTTCTATGCAGGTACTAAAGTTGAAAAGCATAAAGACCCTGACATTTTTAGTGAACCATATAAAAGAATTCAAATACCCATTAAGATACCTGATGAGGAAAAATGTTATATGATATGGGAAGATGGTAGAAAAACTCATTGGAAAGAGGGAGAACCACAACTGCACTATGTTATGGATTTAGTTCATGAAGGACATAATTACTCTGATGAAGAAATGATATTTTTGATGTTAGATATAAAAAAATCGACTGAAGTAATATTTTGATGGATAATATGAATCTTGATTATATGATTGAAAATATATTTGCAATACCAATACATTATCTTAAAATAAAAAATTTTGATAATAATAGAGATAAGTTGGTCAAATATGCTTACAATTTGAAGAAAGAACAACCAGATGGAGTTAATCACTCTAACAAAGGTGGATGGCAATCAGAATCTTTTACTTTAGTGAATGAAAAGGATGATTTACACAATACTTTAATTGGTATTATTGGAAGCATACCCACAATAAAATCTGAGATTGATATGGAGATAACATCTTGGTTTAATATAAATTCTCCAGAATCTTATAATGATAAACATTGTCATCCTAATTCTGACTTGGCAGGAGTTTTATGGGTGAAAATTCCCGAAAATTCTGGTGATTTTATTTTTAATTCCCCTTATGAATATAACTCTTTTATTGAAATGCACTCTTATACAGATGATTTATTAAAAGAATCAAAATATTATCATACTTACAAATATCCACCTAGAGAAGGTTGTATTCTTATATTCCCTGCACACTTACAACATAGGGTAAAAAAGAATGAATCTAATGAAGATAGAGTATCAATATCTTTTAATATCAAATTGTTAGGTGTCAATTACTAAACTGTCATAACCCCCTGCACATTGAGTTGTTTCATGCTATAATGAATACATAACAACCCTTACATTATTATGTGTTCATTGATAACAGATGAAAATAAAAGTGCCATAATAGAGGCACAAGAATTTGAAAAAACAAGTAAATATAACGATTTAGTTTGTATGAAAACTCTCAAAGGAGGAGTTCTTAAAAAAACATTTGAACAAGCTTTAGAAAAAATTAAAGAGATTGGAACTGACCAAGATGTTGAGTTCTTTAAAACTATGTTTGAGAATTCAAAACCAAAATGTTGTTTACCAAAAGGACATAAAGGAAAGTGTATGCACCAATATGATAATTTTTTTAGTGAATTATTCAGAAACAAAGTGAGAGATTGCTCTCAAGCACCAGGCAACGATGATATATTCTTTAAGAATAGAACTCAAAGAACTTTCCCTATACAAATAACAAAAGACCAATACACTAAGTTAAATGCAAAATATAGGTGGAAATTAAATAAAGTTAAAATGAAAGCGGGTGTACCATTAGAATTTGCATCAACACCGTATTTAATTGCTACTGCTTATTTTGATTTCTCTGCTATTCTTATGCTACAAAAAGGTATTGAACATACACTTCCAAAGGATATTGAAGAGAAACTTATCGAAAGGTCAAAGGAAATTATAGAAGAATTTAAAGAACAGGGTATTCGTATAATTGGTAAAGATGGATACTTATGCGATGCTGTTAATGGGTGGACAATTGAACCAGAATGGTATAGAATTCAAGATATATCAGATGATAAGGGAGACTTAAGGCAAGTGCAATTCGGTCATGTTGACCCAATTAGAAGTGACAAATATCAGACTAGAGGTGGTAATATTTTACCTCTTACTAGGAGTGGTAACTTACTTCAATCAAATAGTCATGTAAAAGATGTATTTCAAACAACTATCAAAGGAGCTTATGAACATCATACATCATGGAGATAGTCTTGTTAAGATGAGAGAACTTGAGGACAAGTCTGTTGACCTTGTTCTCATAGACCCACCATACAACATCGCTAAAGATGATTGGGATAATTTTGGTGTGACAAAGAAAGGTTATCAACCAAAGGAATACACAGGTGTATCTTATTATGATTGGATGCAAGAAGTATTCATAGAGATTGATAGAGTCTTGAAAGATAGTGGTTCGTTCTGGTTCTTTCATAATGATTTTAGAATCATGGCAGAGTTAGATAGAAGAATAAGTGAGGAAACTAATTTAGAATATAGAAACTTTATTGTATGGAATAAGTTGTTCTCAGGTTGTAAGCAAGAAGGATTTTTAAATGGATTCATACAAGTAGAAGGACTTAATAACTTTCAGAAAATGGCAGAGTATATTCTATTCTACACAAAGAAAGATTTGCATTTAAAGTTAAGACAACGTAGGTTAGAGTTAGGTATCAAATCATCTGATATTAGTAAAGAAATACTCAGTAAAAATGGTAATGTTACTGGTTGGTACAGTAATATAGAAACAGGTAAAAACTTTCCTACAGAGGAGACTATCAAACCTATTACAAAACACTTAGGTTTCACTATGAATGACTTAGTTCCTAAATTCTTTAATCAAAAGAACTGTCATTCTGTATGGCAATATGAGTTTGATTCAAAGAAACTTGGACACTTAACACCTAAACCAATTGAACTACTTAAGAATGTCATTCATCATTGTACTGAGGAGGGCGATGTAGTCCTTGATTGCTTTGGTGGTAGTGGTAGTACAGCAGTAGCTTGTGTTGAGACAAACCGTAATTACATATTGATAGAGAGAGAAGAAAAGTATATTGACATATCAAAAGAAAGAATAAGTAATACAGTTCCGAAACTGTCACAAGACATTGATACACCACTCACAAGAGTGCTATAATATAGACATCTAAAGAACACTAATGCAACTAAGACCACATCAAGAACAAGCAATTCAATCAATGACAGACCACGACAAAGGACAGGTCATTGTTCCTACTGGTGGTGGTAAGACTATCTGTATGATTATGGATGCTGTCAAGCAATTGGAAACCTATGGTACAGTTGTTGTAGTTGCACCACGCATACTACTTGCAGAGCAACTATGTAAAGAGTTTATGGAAATCCTTGACGAACACTACAATGATGTGTCTGTATTGCACGTTCATAGTGGTAGAGTTAAAGGAATGTATAATACCACAAACCCATTTGAGATTCAATCTTTTTATGAGACAACAATGGGTCGTAAGATTATATTTACAACTTATCATTCACTACACAGGGTTGAAGAATCAGGTATCAATGTTGATACTATCTACTTTGATGAAGCACATAACTCAGTACAGAAAAACTTTTTCCCTGCTACTGATTACTTCTCTCAGTATGCAGGTAGATGCTATTTCTTTACAGCAACACCAAAGCATAGTCGTTCTCCTGAGAAAGCAGGTATGAACTGGACAGAGGTGTATGGTGGTGTGATATGTCAAGTACCTGCACCAAAGTTAGTCAAGCAGGGTTACATTCTACCACCTAAAGTCAAGGTGTATCGTTCAAGAATACTCAAGAAAGATGAGTTAGTTGCAGACAGAGACAATGAGCAAATGATTGGTGCGATTGACAATCTTGATAAGAACAAAGTATTGATATGTGCCAAGTCAACCAGACAGATTGTTGCACTTATATCTCAGACAGATTTCGTACAGCAACTTGCTATTCGTGGTTACTCTTATATGTTTATCACAGCAAAGACAGGTGCGATGATTGATGGAGAGAAGGTTGACAGAGAGACTTTCTTCAATACTCTTAATGAGTGGGGTAAGACAGACAAAAAGTTTGTTGTATTGCATCACAGCATACTCTCAGAGGGTATCAATGTCAATGGTCTTGAAGCAGTATTGTTTATGCGTTCGATGGACTACATAGGTATTAGTCAGACAATCGGTAGAGTTATTCGTAAGGGCGATGCAGACAAAGTATTTGGTCTTGTATGTGTACCAGTTTACTCTAATGTTGGTATTACTACCGCAAGAAAGGTTGAAGCAGTAGTCGATACTATCTTCAACAAAGGACAGGCAGCTACAACAATTATTACACGATGAACTTTTCTACATCCGATAATATAAATTTACTTTTTTTACATAATTATTATTATCATGCACCTTGTTTATTTTTCAAAGAGATTGAGGAAATTGTCAACACTTATACTGAGAATGACATCAACAATGGTGCTTTTGATTGGGGAATTAATTGTGACATGGATAGAACTCCTGTAAAAAATAGAGATATATTTACCTATCTCTCTAAAAATGTAAAAAATTTAGCAAGTGAAATTGGAGCAAAACTTAAAGTTCAACTTAATGAGCCTTGGATTAATTCCTATAAAAAAGGACAATATCAAGAGATACATGACCATAATGGTCACGCTTTTGCATCTGTTATTTTTATGAATGATGGAGTTGACTTTGGACAGTTTTATTTTGTAGATAGAGTATTATCCCCGACACCGCAGGTATTAAAAAAGTTATTTAAAATGGATGATTTATGGTATCCAGAGGTAAATAAAGGAGATATATTTATTTTTCCTGCACATATGTTACATGGAGTTTCTCCACATAAAAGTGATGTGGTTAGAAAAACTCTTTCATTTAATATAGACGTTTTAGAGGGAGAACCAAAATGAGTAAAATAGTATTAGTTACAGGTGGATTTGACCCAATACATACAGGTCATATTTCATATTTTAAAAATGCAAAAGAGTTATATCCAAATACACCATTATGTGTGGGATTAAATTCTGATGATTGGTTAATTCGTAAGAAGGGAAAATATTTCTTACCGATGAGAGAAAGAAGAGCAATCGTCAAAGAACTCAAACCAGTTGACTTGACAATTACTTATGATGATACTGACAACTCATCATGTATGGCAATCCATAAGTGTTTACAAATGTATGATAAAGTGATATTCTGTAATGGAGGAGATAGAGTGAACACCAATGTGCCAGAGTATCTTAAATTCCAAGAGAATGATAGAGTTATCTTTGAGTGGGGTGTTGGTGGCGATGACAAGATGAACAGTAGTTCGTGGATTTTGAATGAATTTCTAAAAAGATGAGAGACACAATTTTATTTGGAGATTGTCGGGAGACACTCAAAGAATTTGATGAGCAAGCAAGAACTTGTATTACATCCCCACCTTATTATGGACTTAGAGATTATGGTGGAGAGGAGAATCAAATTGGACAGGAGCAAACTCCTGATGAATTTATTGACCAGTTAGTAAACGTATTTAAGGAGGTTCGTAATGTGCTTACAGATGATGGAACTTGTTGGGTTAATCTTGGGGATAGTTACTATAACTACAGACCTGGAAAAGGACAAGGACTACCAAAACAAACTGTCGCAAGTACTAAACAAGACTTACCAGATATGTGTCCTCGTAGAGGAAATCGAATCGAAGGACTCAAAGAAAAAGACCTTATCGGAATCCCTTGGCTCTTTGCCTTCGCAATGAGAAACGATGGGTGGTATCTGAGACAAGATATAATATGGCATAAACCTAATCCGATGCCTGAGAGTGTGAGAGATAGGTGTACGAAGTCACACGAATATATATTTTTGTTCAGTAAAAATAAAAAATATTTTTATGACAATGAAGCAATCAAAGAACCCGCAAAAGATTGGGGAACAAGAGATAGAACAAACGGAAAATATCACAACGAAGGAACAGGACTCCAACCCCATAGTGGACTTACAAAATCATATCCAACAAAGAATAAACGCTCTGTCTGGTCAGTAACTAACAAACCTTACAGGGAAGCACATTTTGCCACATATCCACCTGACTTGATTGAACCTTGCATATTGGCAGGGAGCGAAGTCGGAGACATTGTATTAGACCCATTTATGGGTAGTGGAACTACAGCTGCAGTAGCGAAGGCACTTGGTAGAGATTATATTGGTTGTGAACTCCACGAAGATTATGGTAACTTAATTCAAAAAAGAGTGCAAGAATATAAACCAGTTAAAGAAGTGGCACAAGAACCTTGCATAAACATCTTAGATATTATATAATAGAAGAGTAATTAAAGGATATACTATGATTGAAGGATTCGTTCTCACATTTGCATTGATGACATTTTGTATTGGTTCATCATTCGCAATCGTAAAATTTGCAACCAAAGGGAGGTTTTTCTAATGCGTTGTAAAGTACAACTCATTGTAGCAGGTCAAGTTTTTACTGAAGAAGTAAGAGCAGTTGACTATCAGGAAGCAAGACAGGTAGCACTTGCAAGAAATCCTAACGCTACTGTTGTTAGTGTTACTGCTGTATTTTAATGGCAAGGGGAGATAATTATCAATCTTTCTACCCTACCACATTTCCCTCTTTATTAGATGCCAAAATCGGTCAACCTACTGGTTGGGTATCTAAAGATGGTATGTGGGCAGC